GATAGTATGTGCCCTGCGTGCGAACTCCCTATTGGCTAGGTGGTTGCGACGCTTGGCAAGGTTGAGTGTGTGACGGTCCATGAGTGTATATACTAGACGAGGAAGATCGTCAGCACAAGCAAACCCATAACAAAGAACCCGAGCCACTCATCATCTTGCTTCTTCTTCACAGTTCGTCCTCCACGCGAGCTTCAAGCCAGTCCTTATCTTCCATCCAAAGGTCCTCAATCATTCGATCATTAGAGTTATCCTGAATCCAGGCGTCTACCTCCTCAGGGTCCATAAGCTCATCAGGGACGCAAGCCATGACGCCAGACGCTACGCCTGACCTGTACGCATCCTCGATAAGCTCCATGACCGCTTGGCTGATCTTCTTCATGTGTGTATAGTAGCACCATCCCCCTGCCTCGTCAAGGGATGTGTGCGGAAAAAGGCGCGAAAAGTTAGGAGTCCCGTTTCCTCAGGGGCGCATATATGGAACATCATGTCTTACAAATAGGGTCCCATATTTAAAACTTAAGGGACTCCTATAAAAATAAAAAATTCTGATAGGGACTCCTATATAATAAGACAGGAGTTGCCACTGTTGGGACTCCTTTAACCTTGTCATAAAGAAAGGAGAAAATTAAAATGACGAATTACTATTGGACGAGTTTCGACTCGATTTGGAAGCACTTTGATCGTGCTATAAACAACTGGGACTTTGTTTTACAGGAGCCCAGAACTAAGCTCTCACACATGCCAGCTTATCCTCACAGTGATGTGTGGTTTGATGAAAAGCTTGAGAATCTTTGGATTAGGTTTGCATTGGCGGGCTATGCTAAAGAGAATGTGCGAGTAAAGGCTATTGGCAATAAGCTGAGAGTTATTGCGAACTCAGAGAAGGAGCCTGATGTGAAGTTTGTACATCATGGTATTAGTTCAAAGGATGTGGATTTTACTCTGAGCATAGATGAGAACTTCGACCCTGCGAAAGCAGAGGTTGGTTTTGAGAATGGTATGCTAACAGTAGTGATACCTGTATCGAGAAAGAGTGAGTGTGTGGACTTGCTCTGATTTAGTTCTGAACTAATTTTTTGCGCTCTGCTTTCTTGTAGAAAGTGGGGCGTTTTTATTTTTGGAAGCCTATATAACAATATGAATTCTTATGACAAAACTCTGAGCCTTCTAATGGAAATTCGTATGACTCCTGGGGGTCGTGCTAATCAACCACCAAGATTGGTTAGAGGATACGAGAGCACGGACGATGTACCTCCTGAAGTGAAGGGTACGGCTGCGCCTAAGAAGTCTGGTGTGCTATCCCGTGTAAAATCTAAGCTTAAGAGTGTTGCAAGAAAGATTTCACAAGAAGGTGTAAGAAAAACTGTTAGCGACCCAATTGTTCGTTTATTAAAAAAAACACCTCTAAGACATTTTGAACCACAGGATGAATCAATGAATTGGCAAGATAGATTACAAGGATTACTTCTTAATGAAATTAGTGCTAAATTAGCTCAATCTGTAGCAAACAAACGATATGATCAATTTAAAAGTGTGCAAAACACTATGACTAGCCCAGAGATTCTTAATAGATCTAAGAGTCGTAGCGGTGAAATGGGAGGTGCCACTGCACACAAAGATCGTTTTGATGTTGATTCTCAAGGATCAGCGGCTCGTAAAGGTCTGAGTGGAAAAAAAGACGCAAAGCTTAGTGTGCCTGATACCCAGAGATCTGGTATAGAGCAGCGTCATAGACCAACAACACAGACATCAGTAAATTCAAACAGGGGTAAGAAGACAAAAGACAATCCTAAAGGTGAGACTTTATATACAAAGCTTGAAAGAGCAGCAAGTAGGGCACAACATAGGGCTAATAGAAAGGAGGCAGCAGAAAGTGATGCTAAGAGGTTTGGTGGTACCGCTGGTGAGAACGATGTCCGTCTTATTAAGAAGGTGAAGCGCACTGGACGATACTAGTCTAATCCGATATAAATTTTCGCCCTGCTTTCATTAGAAAGTGGGGCGTTTTTATTTTTGAAAAACTATATAAAAGTGAATCCTTATAAAGGAGAATAAACTATGCCCGTATCCGCCGTATCAATCGCATCAGGAACTTATACCGCTATCGGTAATCAAGCTTCTGGAACTCAGCCAACCTCAGGAACAGGTGGCAACACACAACTATCAGGACCTTGGAGAATCGAGACACAGGAACTTACTGTTGAGTATGTTCGTGTTCCTCGTTTACTTACAGGATCCAGATCTGGCTACTCTCTTTCTGGTGATTTAACAATTACCAAATCTGTAGCAGCAACTTATCTACAAGCTAAGGTATCAGCAAGAGTTAAGGTTATGAAGTCTTATGAGGTGTTCAGCACTTCTGGATATCAACAAGGTCAGAAGCTTATCGTAGCTGCTGATCCTCAAGATGCGTATGCAAATACTTATGGTGACTTATCTGCTGGTGGAAGCCTTTGCATGGGTCCTGCTGGATCTATAGTCACTAACACTCCTTACTACAGCCGTCGTTATTGGGATGATAGCATTGATTCTGAATTAGATCAACAGGGAGTAGGTTATACCGTAGCATTCAAAAATGGACATTTATTATCGAATGTCACACCAACTATTACACCTGTATCAGAAAAGTTTGGTGATTTTACAGTTGTAAACAATCCTCTTGGTGATAACGCACTACAGAGCAATTATGAAGAAACAACATTCGTAGCAATCACAACTCCTCAGTACAACCTAATTGGAAAGTATCAGACAAATAAAGAATCTGAGGCTGCTGTAAGAAATTATATAGATGACATCGGTGCAGCCTGTGCTAATGGAAGTTGGTTCGGTGAGGTCCCAGACATTAACCCAGGAGGCGGTCCAATACAATTTGCTAACCTATGTCCTGCATATAGAGCAAACAGACACGACTGGTCCTGATCTGTACTAAATGGAGCAGCCCTGCTTTCTACAAGAAAGTGGGGCTGTTCTGTGTTTAATCACCTATATAATATTACATGAGAAATGTACCTAAGCAATACGGGTGAGGATGCAAGGGTAAAAGCAAACCAAAGCCCCCCAGACCTAGGCTAGGTCTTTTTGGAAAGATAAAAAAATGAAGCAGTCTTATACAATCTTCCTCGAAGCCATGTTGAGTGAATATGCTGATCCTACCAAGGGAAGAAGAATGCATAGGGATGATCCTGCTGTTGATCCTGAGAATGTTAAGGTAGGTGATTATATAACCCTTTCTCCTACAGCTAACAAAGCAAAAGACGAGGAAGCTGAAAAGGAAGACAAAGAAGCTAAGAAGAAAGCAAAGAAGAAAGAGGAAAAAGCTGCTAAGGAAGCCGAAGATAAAGAAAAGGATGCTAGAGAGAAGTATTTTGATGCTATAAAGGCTACTGCTGCTGGTGGTGGTAGAACCTATGCTGCAATTGCTACTTCACCCATAATCAGTGCAATGCGGAAGCTTTCTTCTGGGGCTAGTGGTAGAAGAACTGGTCCTGTTATCTAATGAGCTATAGAAACAAAGACTCTAATTACTGGAGAAAAGCCAGTGCAGAAAAGGTTAGAGTTTATTGGGAGAACCTCAAACAAAGTAAGCGTTGGGTATCTACCATTTCTTCAAAGGACAAGAAGCCGAAGCGATCTTCACCTTCCTAGACATAATGCATCCGCACACTCTGCACTGTGATGTGGTTTTATTGTAATCAGGACACGCCTTGCATATCTCTAGTCTAGCTACCTGCGATACTTCTTCCTCAACTTTAAATCCAGAACAAATCCATTTAAATAAAGTGGAAAAGAACATTCCAAGTCTTTTTGGAAAGGTAGTTCCTTGTTGTGATTTAGTTATTATACCAGAGATGACTGAGAATATAGGATCAAGCTTTTTATCTATCTTAAACTTTATGCTTGACTGCCTTAGCTTTACATAATCATCCATGAGCTTGATATATCGTAGCTCAGATGCCTGAAGCTTAGACTTCAGATCATGTATTATTTTCTGTTGCTGGATATCAGTGTCCATATATAATTATATGAAGAAATTAGACGAGGTTTTCAAGACTAGGATGCAGAAGGCCGTCCTTAAGCTCTATAGGGGCACAGGAGGCAGGAAGAATCCTATAGCAAAGAATACCATGAGCAAGCTCAATCAACCAACAAAGATTGGTAGCTGATTTGAATTAATAAACGCCTGTCTATTCTTGTGCCAACTATCTCTTCCTGCAAGTTCTCCATGTGAGTTATGTAGAACAGATATAGGAGCAACCATATTCTTGTACTTCTTCTTATGTGCTCTCACTGTATAGTGAATGTCATAGAAGTCCCAGTCCCCTTCAAAGTTATCTGGCTTATCTAGACCCACATCTTTCAGCAGTTTGCCGCTTGCTGCAAGAAACAGCCCATCTAAGCACACGACCTGACCTAAGCCTCCGTAGAAAGTGATATCGGCAGTTAAGATATCATTGCCGTGATATACACAACCACGGTGCTTACCTTGTTTCCAAAGAGTGTGGTTCCACCATACAGCATCTTCTGATAAGTAAGTAGTTCCAGCAACTCCTACAAAACCTGCGTCTACCTTGAGACAGCTTCTAACTATAATATCTCTGAATGCTTCAGGATCTGTAAGTATCTCAATATCATCATGACACATGATTACGATATCATTATCCTGAATATCGAATTTTTTAAATGCATTAGCATATCCGCTAAAGATAGACTTTTGCCCAACTAGAAACTTTGTTTTTACTTTAGCCCTAGATAGGTATGAAGAGAGTTTTTGAGTTGTTTCGCTAAAGTCCTTGGACCTTGTGCATATGAAAGCATAAATCATGAAATTACAAACTAAGGAAGATTACAAGAAGGAGTATGATCGGTGTAAGAAAGATCCGATATACTTCATAAGTAATTATATCAAGGTTGTCCACCCAGTTCGAGGATTAGTTCCATTTAAGTTGTATCCTTTCCAAGAGGTGATAATAAACGCTCTAGAAGGAAACAGGTTCAATATACTTCGTAAGTTCAGACAAGCGGGATGTACTACCATCGCTGCTGCTTACTCTCTTTGGTTGTGCTGCTTCAAGTCTCACCAGACAATAGTTATTCTCTCTGTAGGTGATACAGAGTCTACAGAGGTTCTTGATCGTATCAAGATTATGTATGATGAACTTCCTGTATGGATCAAACCAAAGTCTACTACGATCAACGCGCACAACCTAAAACTAGAGAACAACTCTCATATCAAGTCTCGTCCATCTGGTAAGCAGTCTGGTCGTGGTCTATCTGGTTCTCTACTTATCATTGATGAGGCTGCGTTCATTGAACACATTGATACAATTTGGGCTGCTGTTTATCCTATCATCTCTACTGGTGGTCGGGCTTTTGTGTTATCTACTGTTAACGGTATTGGTAACTGGTATTACGATACATGGACACGCGCTGTGGACGGCGCTAACGCCTTTAATCCAATCCAGATAGGATGGCAGGACCATCCTGAATACAATCGCGTAGAAGGCTTTGAGTGGCTCTACAAGGAGATGGAGCAGCGTGACCCTCCTATGGATATAGATGAGTGGGAACCCACTACACGCGCTAACATTAGCCATAAGAAATGGCTACAGGAATATGAGTGTGAATTCCTAGGTACAGGTGATACCTTTATTGAAGGTATGATTCTGCAATCACTTACCGAAAACATAAATGATGATTTCTATCGTAAGTACAATAATAGAATGTATGTATGGAAAGATCCAGACCCTAACGCAAGTTATTTCATGGCGGTTGATGTTGCGTTGGGTCGTGGGCGTGATTATTCTGCTTTCCAAATTATTGATCTTTATTCAGGTGAGCAGGTTGCTGAGTTCTACTCAAACACTACCCCTATAAATGATCTTGCCCGTATTTGCTTCGATGAGGGAAATTATTATAATTTATGTCCCATTCTTGTAGAGCGTAATACTATAGGAAACAATTTACTTGATTACTTATTTGAGCAGTTGGAATATGAGAATGTGTGGTTTGATGAAAAGAATAACTTTGGACTACAGATAACGGCTAAGAACCGAGACAATATACTGGTTGAGATGGAGGAAGCCATCCGCATGAGTGAAGTTAAAATTAACTCCAAGAGAACCGTCATGGAACTTAATACCTTCATTATTAGTGATAATGGCAAAGTTAAAGCAGATACTGGACAAAATGATGACCTTGTTATGAGTTTAGCACTATCTATTTATGGAGGTAGGCGCTACTCTGAAAGGAACCCTGAGATAATTAAAAATAACTCTCAAGAGAAAAAACCTCCAATGCCATTAAAATCTCATAAACTCATGACCTCTAATGGAATGACACAAGAGGATATAACATGGATTATCAAGTAAATGAAAACGCTGGCCCAGGCCAGACCACATGGACTCCTATTGGTGACGGAAGTGTCACGACAATGTATTCTAGCGGATACATGTCTAAGATATTCTCTAAGTTCTTTGCCACACAGGCTCAGGAGAAACTTATAGGTGCTGGTGATCCTAGAAGGTTTGAAGGTGATCTTGTAGTTGATCCTAGAGCCATGGGGAACATTGCAGAGCCTCTTTGGAGTTATACTAGAGGTTTACCATTCATACCCGAATCTGAGCTTAACAGAAAGCGCAGATACGATGAATATGAGAAGATGGATGACTATCCTGAAATCACTGCTGCTCTTGATATTTACGCAGATGATTCTACTCAGAAAGACCTTAAGAACAAGAAGTGGCTTGTAAGATCTGACAGCATTGAGGTTATTGAAGAAGTAGAAAAACTATTTGATAGAATTAGATTAGAGCGCGTTTACTGGGACCTAGTAAGAGGAACTTGTAAGTTTGGTGATACTTTCATTGAAGTCGTAGCTAACGCTAACAGTATGGAAGACGGCATAATGAAAATCAAGGTATTAAATCCTTATTACATTATGCGAATCGAAGATAAGTACGGATACCTTAAAACATTTATTCAAGAGATTCCTACACAGCAGTATAACTCTGGAGATTGGCAAAGCCAGAAGTCCACATACTTAGAGTTAGACAAAAATCAGATCATTCATTTCAGATTACAGACATCAGATCCTAAGTATTATCCTTATGGTAAGTCCATATTGGCTGGTGCCATACGAGTTTATCGTTCTCTGAAGCTCATGGAAGATGCGATGCTGGTTTACAGACTATCTCGCGCACCTGAAAGACGAATTTTCTATGTTGATATTGGCAACTTACCCTCCAGTAAGGCTGAGGCATTCCTTGAGAACATGAAAACACGGTTCAAAAAGGAGAAGTTCCATAACAATAATCAGATTGATGGTAGATTTAACCCACTGGCAGTTGATGAAGACTTCTTTATTCCTGTCAGAGGCAACCAAGGAACTAAAGTTGATACCTTAAAGGGCGCTGAAAACCTTGGAGAGGTCGATGATGTTAAGTATTTCCGTGACAAACTCCTTGCGACCCTTAAAATTCCCAAGGATTACATCGTTGAGTACGACAAATCACCTGAAAGAAAGGCTAACTTGAGCCAACTTGATGTTAAATTTGCTCGCGTAATACAGAGAATACAAGATTGTGTAGCTGTTGGGCTGGGTGAGATTGCTAAAAAGCATCTTGAGATGATAGGTTATCCAAAAACCATCATCAAAAACCTTAAAATTGAACTACCTGATCCCTCAGATGTGTTCATTAAGCGTAAATTAGAGATTGATGAGGCTAAAGGTCGTGTTGTTCAGGCTGTTGTTGGAACTGGATTGTTCCCAACAAGCTATATTTACAAGCAATACTACGACATGACCGATACTGAGATCAAAATTCTTAAGAGAGATCTCGAAAAAGAGCAAGAAGAGCAGGCTAAGAAGGAAGCTGATCAAATGGCTATGCAGCAGCAGGCTCAAACTGCTGGTCAAATGCAGCAAACCCAAGCTCAGGGCGAAACTGACATGGCTGTATCACAAAATCAGGCTGCTATGGACATGGCTGTTGCTGATAATCAAGCTAAAAACGATATTAGCGTTAACAAATCACAACCAAAACCAAAGCCAACGGCTAAAAAAGAGGAAATTGACAGTCTGAACTATCTCAGACGCAAATTAATACTGGAAGAGGGCTATGATTCTAGAAAAGTTGAAATAATGGACAGAATCATAAAAAATAAAAATAAGTGACCTCTAAATAATCGCTTATTGTCTATATAAATAGAGACTTTACACAAATAAAAGCTATGGAAAAGTTTTTTGATCAAAGAAACAGAAAAATTTCTAACTTAAACCTAATTTCTGATAACTTAGGTTATATCCTACGAGAAAATGTCAGCCTTTTCTCAGTAGATGACGAGAATAAGCTCGCAACATTTATAACAGAGAGTGGCAACATCATTGAAGGTAATTATTACTTCTCTGATAAGGCCATCCTTGATAATATTCAAGTTGAGTCAGGAGAAGTGTTTGCTGATGAAGATAAATTTGATTCTGCGTCTCGGAATCAAATTTCTTCACTTATAGACAGCATCTACTCCGACACTTTGAGTGAGTCAGGTGATATTTTCAATTCTATACTAGATTCTTGGACTCAAAGAGTAAAATTTAATGAAACTATTGAAAGACTCAACGAGAAGAAAGAATCTTTCAACAAAACCTTCAACATTATCGAGACTTCTGAGTTTGAGCGTTTTGTAGAACTATCCGAGAACATTTCTAAGTTTATTTCTGAGAACTCCGAGCGTATCGCAGAAATACCAGAAATAAGAAATGCTATCAGACTATCAAACACTATTTCCAATGCTTTTGATTTACAGAGAACGAGT